TGCATTAAACTCAGCAGCCACAACTAACGGGGCGTTGATTGTTACCGGCACTCAGGCAGTTTCTGCGTTCTTTGCAAGCAACATCGGGGCAACTCCAGCTTATGTGAAGCTTTACAACAAGGCCACGGCGCCGACTGTAGGAACGGACGTTCCAGAAATGGTGATTACAGTACCAGCAACGGGGCAAATCGATGTGACGCCTGGTTTCGGTGGATTTAGGTTCCCGCTTGGGTTGGGAATTGCCGTTACCGGAGCCGCTGCGGACTCTGACACAACCGCAGTAGCGGCAGGGCAAGTGAAAGTTAAAATAGCTAGGTCGGTATAAAATGGCCACCTTTCAAATCGTTGAAGCTACTCCAGTCTATTATGTAGTTGATGTGTATTTCTCAGGGTTGGTTTTTAGGCAGACTCTCGTAAGCGTAAAAACCAACGGTAGCCTAACTACCCAATTGCAACAATACGCAGATCAATACGAAACAGACTGGCTTTCGTTGCAAGATGCTGTTGTCGCTGATTATTGAATAGGGGAAGAAAATGGGATGGAGCAAGCGCCAATTTGTTACGCAAGCATTTGATGAAATTGGGCTTGCTTCATACGTATTTGATCTTACCCCAGAGCAATTGCAGTCTGCTTTGCAAAGATTGGATATGATGATCGCATCGTGGAACGCATTGGGTATTCGTCTTGGGTACCCTTTGCCGTCCAGCCCATTGGATAGCGATTTAGACGAGCAAACAAACGTGCCTGATTCCTCCAATCAGGCAATCTATACTAATCTGGCGATCAAGCTTGCCCCGAGTTACGGTAAGCAAGTAATGCCCGACACCAAGGCGACCGCTAAAGAGTCTTACAACGTTCTTTTGTCGCGTGCAGCCATGCCAATGGAGCAGCAATTGCCCGGCTCAATGCCTGCCGGGGCTGGAAACAAGCCTTGGCGCGTATATGATGATCCATTCTTGCGCAGGCCCGTCGATCCGCTGTTAGCTGGCCAAGATGGCCCAATTGAATTCAATTAAGGGAAAAACATGCCTACCATTAATCAACTGTCTGGCTTGAGTCAGGTATCGGCCGGGGACTTGCTTCCCATTTATGTGCCAAACAATGGCGATGCTCGGAAGGTTTCAGTTAGTCAATTGCTGGAGTATTTCCAAACGTCGTTCGCTGCACCTACGGTTGCGGTCAATCTCTACACCCCTGGGACCGGGTTCAATGTCACGGTGCCGACGCCAATCAGCGAACAGCAATGGATGATTATTCAGCCTGCTGGAACTCTGGCAACGGGAACGATCACGCTTCCATTAAACACTGGCGTACCTGATGGAACCGAGGTTTTGGTCACCACTACGCAAATCATCACCACGTTTACATTGGCGCTTAATGGTGCCTCGGCGGCTTTTGGTGCGCCAACCACACTGGCAGCGAATGCATTCTTCCGCATGCGATTCTATCAATCCACTAATTCTTGGTACCGGATTGGCTGATTATGGCCACGAAAGACACTCGGTTAACTCGTGCTGGGGTCTCTGGCTACAACAAGCCAAAGGCCACGCCAAGCCACCCTACAAAGAGCCATGTTGTAGTGGCCAAGTCCGGAGACGAGGTCAAAACCATTCGTTTCGGGCAACAGGGTGTAAAAGGCTCGCCAGAAGGCAGCAAACGAAACGAATCATTCAAAGCCCGACACGCTGAGAATATTGCCAAGGGCAAGCTATCCGCAGCGTATTGGAGTGACCGCGTGAAGTGGAAATAAGCCATGCAAATACCTATTCTGGCCGGGATATATGCTAATGCAACCCCTGAGCTCCGCACAAGTTACCCTGTAAATCTTGTTCCTGTGCCCAAGCAATCCGGCATCAGCAACGGGTTCTTGCGCCCAGGTGATGGCATAGTCTCGAATGGCACCGGTCCGGGCATTGATCGAGGCGGCATTGAGTGGAACGGCGTCTGTTACCGGGTCATGGGCACCAAGTTGGTGTCTGTGGAAAGCAATGGCGTCATATCCGTTTTGGGTGACGTCGGAGGCCCAGAAACCGGGCTGGTGACGTTCGACTATAGCTTTGACAAATTGGCTATAGCCTCTGGTGGGCGGCTCTACTATTGGGATGGTGTTCTTTCACAAGTAACAGACCCAGATATCAGCGTTGTGCTGGATGTTGCCTGGGTTGATGGTTACTTTATGACCACGGACGGCGAGTTTCTAATCGTTACTGAGTTAAGCAACCCGCCTGAAGTCAACCCGCTGAAGTATGGAAGCTCTGAAGTTGATCCTGATCCAATCGTTGCCGTTCTGAAATTAAGAAATGAAATTCATGCGCTGAACAGGCACACTATCGAGGTGTTCGACAACGTAGGCGGAGAGTTATTTCCATTTCAAAGGATTGATGGCGCTCAGATTCAAAAGGGTTGCGTCGGTACTCATGCTTGTTGCGTATACATGGATCGGATCGCATTCTTGGGCAGCGGCAGGAATGAAGCGCCTAGTATCTATGTTGGTGCATCAGCTAGCACTCAAAAGATTAGCACTCAGGAAATTGACAGCCTGTTATTGACATATACAGAATCGCAGCTATCACAAGTCAAGCTTGAATCGAGAAACGATAAGAGCAATCAATACCTCTATGTTCACCTGCCAGATCGGACAATTGTGTATGATGCGGTTGCCTCCGAGGCGCTTGGCGAACAGGTTTGGTTTACGCTCAGTTCTTCATTAGTCGGCTTCTCGCAATACAGAGCAAGGAATTTCGTTTGGGCTTACGACAAATGGCTAGTCGGAGACCCACAATCCAACGATGTAGGGTACATATCGTCATCTGTCGGGCATCATTGGGGGCAACAGGTTCGGTGGGAGTTTGGCACGGTCATCGTTTACAACGAGGGCAAAGGCGCTATATTCAATCAGCTTGAGTTGGTTAGCCTTACAGGTAGCATCGAGGTGGGAAAGAACCCGCAGATCAGTACCAGCTATTCGCACGACGGCCAATCCTGGAGCCAAGACAGGTCTATATCTGTAGGGACATCAGGCAATACGAAGAAAAGGCTAGCTTGGTTCCAGCAAGGTCATATGAGGAATTGGAGAGTTCAAAGGTTTAGGGGCGATAGTGATTCGCACGTTTCTTTTGTTCGTCTTGAAGCTCAAATTGAACCATTGGCATTCTGATGGCAACAGCACCAACATCACGTCGGCTCAATTTAACCCGCGACCAACTCACGGCGTTCTTGACCGACCAGCAGCAGATAAGGCAGTTTGAATTACTGTTTCAGACTGTTGATACACTGTTGCCTGTTGCTGGGTCAGACGTTGAGTACCAGGCAGACACAGCATCGGCCACAGCAAATCAGGCACTGTCTCAAATCACGGCGCTGGCTCAAGAATCATCTATAAGCAGCGCATCGGCGGAAAACAAGGCCAATCAAGCCCTGGAACTATTGGCGAAACTGACCGCAGCCGTCGAAGGCTTGCAGATGGCCCCGCCTCAGCGCGAGTTCAAGCGCAGCCGCTACGGCTCGTTCTACGACACCACAACGCAAACAGCCGCCACGATCAACACAGCCACAGCGATCACGTTTGATTCCACTGACCTGAGCCATGGCGTATATCTTGGCTCTCCAGCGTCAAGAATTTACGTCGATAGTGAAGGAATATATAACTTTGATACTTCTTTTCAGCTTGATAAGACATCAGGCGGAACAGCGGTCTTTGATTTCTGGTTTAGGCTTAATGGGGTCGACGTAACAAATAGCGGAAGCAGAATAACAATTCAAGGCAACAACGCCGAGGTTTTTTCATCGCTTAATTACTTTTTTAAGCTGAAGGCGGGGGATTACGTGGAGTTGATGTTCTCCGTCACAGACGTAAGCGTTGAGCTAAAAACATTCCCTGCGGCCGCTCCGCATCCTGGGATCCCGTCTATCATACTTACAGTGAACAACAACATCGAGGGCGTGCTATGACAGTAACAGTGAAGGTATTGATTCCAGCAAAACAAGCTGAAAACAGCCAAACAACGCAATACACAGCAGTAAATTGCCGTGCCATCATTGACAAATTCACCGTCACCAACACCAGCGCGGCAAACGTTACCATCAGCGTCAACTTGGTGACCATTGGCGGCAGTGCTGGGGCAAGCAATTTAATTGTGGATGCCAGAAGCATCGTGCCAGATGAGACCTACACCTGTCCCGAATTGGTCGGTCAGGCCTTAGAGTCTGGCGGCTTCATTAGCACAATTGCCAGCGCGGCCACCTCTCTCACCATTCGCGCCTCTGGCCGAGAAATTACCTAAGGAAAGCCATGAAAGATTTTATGATGATGCCCAAGGGCTTTATGGGCCTGCCGATGGAAGAAGAGTCCATCACGGCAACGGAAAACAAAAAGAACTACGCTATTGCAGTGCAGGATTGGAACTACGGTCCTGAGATGCCAACCAACCAGCCTGGCGCGAATAAAGAGTTCTATGCGAAGGTGGCCGAGGCGATGCAGTGCGACGCCAAAGACGCAAGGCGCAAGCATTGCTCGAACTGCGAATATTACGATAACACATTCATAACCCAAGTGAAGATTGAGCGGATCCCCCTGGCAGCATACGATAAAGGCGCTGGATTTCGTGGCCACTGCGAAAAACTGCGCTTTGTCTGTAACGATATGCGCGTTTGCCAAGCCTGGGAAGAGCGCGAATTTGATATGGAAGACTGATTACTGTGGCAAAATAAAACCATCGAACTGGTGGTTCTTATAGCGTAGGGTTTGCACATGCCATTCGTGACAGAAGGAATCACAGAAGAAAACCTGTTAAGTGTTTATTCTGATCCGTACATTACGAAGGTAGGCCATGACCACAGAAAGGCTGAGCCGATAGTACACCCCAACGTTTTGTATCTTTCTGCCTGGGTTGGTGATGTGTTCGCTGGTGCGTTTATTGTCATCCAGCAGAGTGAGATTGAATTTGAACTTCATTCATTGCTTAAGAGATCATCGATGAAGCATTCAAGAGAGCTCGGTAATGCATGTTTAAGATGGGCGTTTGATCATCCAATTCTTAGGGTTACCGCATACATCATTGAGGGCCTTGAGGCAGCAAAGAACTACTGCATCAAGCTGGGCTTTAAAGAAGAAGGTTGCAGGCGCTGCGCATGTGTACAGAATGGCGCTGTTAAAAATGTTTACGTGCTGGGCATGACTCGGCAAGAATGGGAATCAAAATGAGTTTCATCGGGAAAGTTCTTGGCGGGATTACTGGTGCAAGTCAATCCGCGAAAGCGGCCGAGCAAGCCGGACAGACACAAGCAGCGGCATCCCAGGCTGGCATTGACGAGCAGCGCCGCCAGTTTGATTCGCTGGTTCAATTAATGTCCCCATATGTCCAGGCCGGCACTGGCGCGATGCAGCAGCAACAAGCACTGATTGGATTGCAAGGTCCAGAGGCTCAGCAACAGGCGATCTCCGGGTTTGAACAGTCTCCTTTGTTTCAGTCAATGCAGCAGCAAGGCGAGAATGCAATTCTTCAGAATGCATCAGCAACCGGCGGCCTCCGTGGTGGCAATGTTCAAGCGGCACTCGGACAATTCCGGCCCCAATTGCTGAATCAACTTATCGAGCAACAATACGGACGACTTGGAGGGCTGGCGGCAATGGGGCAAGCCTCTGCCGCTGGGCAGGCCGGGGCTGGAATGCAATCCGCCGGCAATGTCGGCAACTTGCTTGCAAACCAAGCACAAGCGACCGCGGGCGGGCAGATGGCTCGGGGCGGCATGCAACGGCAGGTATTCGGCGACATTCTGGGCCTCGCAAAAGCGGCGGCGGCTTTCTAAGGGAAACAATATGGCAATCAATCCACTTCAGGCCCCAACCAATTACATGGCCATGCTTCCACAGGTGGACCTTGGACAACAATTCGCACAGCTTGGGCAGGTTCTGGCGCAGAGGCAGGAAAGAGAATCGGCGCTCAATGCTCAAAAACAATACGCCGCAGACCTCCAAAGCACGTTAGACAATCCAACTCAGAAGGCTTGGAGTAGTTTGATTGCCAAGTATCCAGGCCAGCAAAAGGCGTTTGAGTCTGCGCGTGAAGGAACCGAAAAAGTCAGGGTAGATAATGAATTCAATGAAGGCTTGGAGATGTCTGCGGCTTTTGAAAATAAAAATATTGAGGTTGTAAAGGCGCTGGCGCAAAAGGCTGTTGATGCAAGAAAGAATTCTGGTCAGCCTACCGGCATTTATGAGCAGGTCTTAGATGCCTTGAATGCTGGCAATATTAAAGGCGCGCAGGCTGGCGTAAACATGGCCTTGTCTCTTGTAGACCCCGACAAGTTTAAGAAGATCGTTGATTCTCAAGGTGCGGCGGCGAAAGCACCATCTGAACTGACCGAGGCTGTTGCGAAGGCAGACGAAGCCGTGGCAAAGGCAACCACAGCGCAGGCCACAGCCACTAATGCGTCAGAAAGAGCAGCAGCCGAAGCGGCATTGGCCAAAGCACAAGCAGATAAAGCCAAGGTTGAGGCGCGGTTTGCAGGCCCGATCGCCCAAGCAGGCCTAGCCCTAACCACAGCTCAGATTAAAGATATAAATAGCAACATCAGCACCAGGGCTGCAAGGTTGAATCTTGATGCTCAAACAATGCAAGCCACGGTTGCCGAAAAACTGTCCAGCATCCAAAAGAATGTGAACGAACTTCCCACGGACGCAAGAAAACTTATTAATGAGTCCGCAGTCGCGGCAGCAGCATCAAAGCAATCGGCAGACCAATACAACGACCTTGCAAAGCGTCTTGATGTGGCTGGGGGTGGATTCGGTGTTGCCACCAGCTTCGCCGACTACCTGCGCAAAGCAACCGGATCGCAAAGCGCATTGCAAGAACTCCGGTCTGAATATATTCGCGTCAGAAACTCGGCCGCCATAAAAGCATTGCCCCCCGGTGTTGCCACAGACAAGGATATCCAGCTTGCTCTGAAAGGCATCCCACCAGAAAATGCAAACGCCAAAACAATGGCTAACTTCTTACGCGGAATGGGAAAACTGCAAGACATCGAGGCATCCGTGGCTAACGCAAAAACTGACTGGCTATCGAACAACAAGGGCTTGCTAACCAGGGCGGGAAGCACGTTTATTGCCGGAGATTACGCAGTCAAGCCCGGCGAAACATTTAACGACTTCAGCCAGCGCATTGTGGGCGACGTGGCAAAAAGGTATCGAGCCCCTGAGGAAATTGCAGAAGAAAAACGCCAGCAACTTGTCAATCAGATCCCGACCGGCAGCACACCACGACCAGCGGCCCCAGTAGCAAACATCCGGTCGCAAGCTGACGCAATTCTGAGAGGGGGTCAATAAATGGCAACAGCTGACGAATACGCAGCCTGGATCGTCAAGAATTCAGCCAAGCGCGGAACACCTGAGTTCGACACCGTGGCACAGGCCTACCAGCTCGCTAAGAGCGAGGAAAACGCAGCCACTTTCCAGCAGCAAAACGCGCCACTTCCTAAAGAGTCAAGCATCGGTGAACAAATCGTCGGGGCTGGTGAAACGGCCCTAACCATTGGCACTGGCGCAGTCGGTGGCGCGGCAGGGATGATCGGCGGCGCACTAAAGGGCTTGGCCGGACAAATTCTTTCTGGGCAATTTGGCACTCCTGAGGCTGTTAGAGCCGTTGAGCAAGCGGCAGCAAAAGGCGCTCAAGCATTAACCTACGCGCCTCGTACACAAGCAGGACAAGAGCAGGTCGGTGCCATTGGTGAGGCGTTGCAAGGCGTGCCTGCCGTTTTGCCTGTGGTCGGCCCAATTGGTGCAGTGTCTGCGGCCACCAGGGCAGCGACGCCAATCGTCGCAGCCACAGCAAGTAGAGCAGCAGCCCCGATTATCCAAGGCTCCAAGAAAGTTGGGCAAGTTATTTCTAACGCGGCAGAAACCGCAAGACAATTCATTCCTGGGGCAGAAGCTACGCCACGTGGCGGGGCCTCTGGGGGGCGGTCTGTTGGGGCTGCGGCGACTCCAGCCGAATTGCAGCGAGTGACAACTGCCGAGCAATTAGGATTTGTCGGCCCATCAAGTTTGACAGCAGGCCAAAGAACCAGGAACTTTGCAGACCTTCAGTTTGAAAAAGAAACTGCCAAACTCGGAGACGTTGGCGCACCTTTGCGTGAACGAGTCAGCAACCAAACAGCCAACTTAATTCAGCAATTTGATGCAATGGTTGATCGCACCGAGCCAATGCTGGTGGAACCTCGAGACATTGGCCAAGCCGTCAGTCAGGCCATAGTCAACAAAGCAGAAGTCGCACGCAGAAAAGTCAGCGCGGCATACACAAGGGCCCGTGAAGATGGCTCCATGCTTGAGCCGGTCACGCTTGACAACTTGGCGACAACGGCGGCAGATGTGCGGCGCTTTGAAGGCGTTGCCCCTAACGTGGCTCCGATCAGAAGAGAAGCTATCAGGCTTGGTGTTTTGGCGGAAGACGCTGACGGCAATTTGACTGCACAGGCTAGGGCCATTGACGACACCGAATTGCTGCGGCAGTTTGTCAACGAGGCAACGGATTGGACAGATAGCCGTCAATCGCTTATTGCCAGAAGAATCAATGCGTCTATTGACGCAGGGACAGAGGGCAGAGGGGGTGAGACTTACGCAGCAGCACGCAGACTGCGACAAAACTTTGCCAATGAGTTTGAAAACGTGGGCCTTACGGCGCAACTGTTATCCACCAAGAAAAACACCTCTGAGCGCGCCATTGCATTTGAAAATGTGTTTGACAAAATCATCCTTAACGCACCACTAGAAGAAATGAACAAGGTGCGGAGAACTTTGATTTCCGCAGGCCCAGATGGAAAGCAAGCATGGAACGAACTCAAATCAAATACATCTCGGTACATTATCAACAAAGCTTTGTCAACATCACAAAGGGATGAAAGAGGCCAGCCGCTGATCTCCCCCGACAAACTTAACAGCGTCATTCGGTCCATGGACAAGTCAGGAAAACTTGAGTCCTTATACGGCAAAAAACAGGCCCAGCAAATCCGTGACCTTGGCGAGATTGCTATCGACATCTATACCGCTCCGCCTGGCGCAATCAACTTTTCAAATACTGCATCGGCCCTGCAAGTTGCATTAGACTCGGTCGCAACATTTGGTCTGACTGGTATTCCAGCGCCAGCGGTGACGGCTTTGCGTGAGGCGTCAAAGTATGCAAAAAATCGCCAAGTGAGAATGAGGGTTCAGCAATCGCTGAAGCCTTTAAACCCATGATGCCCTCAATGCTCTGCCAATCGTAAGCCCCTAAACAAAACACAAGGTAGAATTTACATCATGCCAGCACTATCAGTCAGCGTACCTTTCCCAGTGTTCCAAGACCGTGACGGCCAGCCGTTGGACAACGGTTACGTTTACATTGGGGTGGCTAACCTCGATGCACAAACGAACCCTGTGCAGGTCTATTTTGACGAGGCTCTGACGATCACGGCAGCGCAGCCCATCCGCACGATTAACGGATACGTCTCAAACGCTGGTACGCCTGCCCAGCTTTATGTGAATGCGGTTAATTTCTCAATCAAGCTGTTAGACGCAAAAGGGACGTTTGTTTACAGTTTCACAGATGGCACCATAAGCATTGATGCGTCTAATGTTAGCTACGTTCCTGCTGGCGTCGGCGCGGTGGCCACGACCGTTCAGACGAAGTTGCGTGAGTCGGTGAGCGTGGGGGACTTCGGTGCGGTTGGTGACGGGGTTGCTGATGATACGGTTGCAATTCAGGCGGCAATTGATGCCGCATATAGCGCCGGTGGTGGAACCGTTTTCATACCTGCTGGAACCTACAAGGTTACTTCAACGATCAACGCCAAAAGCTATATCAAACTCGTTGGGGCATACGGGGAAAGTTCGTTATTTGGTGTTGTCAACACTAAGCCTGGGTCATGCATTAACTGGGCTGGAACCACAGGTTCAATTTTCCGCGTCTACAATACCCGCTTGTTTGAGTTGGACGGCGTTTATATTGAAGGAAACAGCCAGAACGTCACTGGCATTTTGCTAGATAGCGACAACAACCCATCTGGTTCACAGAATGAGTTTCACCGTTTCTCAATTAGGAATTGTGCGATTGGCGTACAGTGGGGCACAAGCGGCATTTCTTCTGGCGCATACGCCAATGATGGAACCCGTTTTAGTACATTTACCATCTGGTCTTCTGTTGCCGGATCAAAAGGTTTTGTTGTCAACTCCGGCAACGCCGGGCAAATGAGCGTTATTGAAAGCGGCGGCATTCAAGTTGAAGACATTGGAATTGACATTGTGGTCGCCAATATCTTGCAAATTCGGCGAGTGTTTGGTGGTGGCGTCATGGATACCGCGTTTATCAGAGCAAGCACGGCTATAGATGTTTTGATTGAAGGGTGCGCGTCTGAAGCGTGGGGCATCGGGCGCATTTGGAGAACAAACCGCCCCAAGTTTCTGAAGGTTGTTGCGCCAGTCGGAGCCTATCCAATCATAGAGGCTACGATTACCCTGCAACAAAACCAGATCAACAACCCTATTTTGGTTGAATATCCAGTTCGTGTCGTCAGCGTCGGCGATGCCTGGGGTTACTGCAAGGACTACACAACGGCGGCTGATGAGCCTGCGATTGGTACGTTTACGGACGCAAGCGCCACAGGCAACAAAAGCCGCTGCATTGCTCTGAACAATGGTGTTAATCCAGCGTCAATTAACCTGACGACTAACGAGCCAGCAATGGGGTGGATTGACGGCGCACACGTCAATTTGAGCAATTTTGACCCTGGTAGAAGTTGGGTATCTCCAGCGTATTCTGCCAGTTATTTTACCGCCAGTGGCGCGATGACTTGGACTGTAGATCCGGCAGACGTGGAAACATATGCGTATACGCTGCTTAATAAAACAATGACGGTTTCATTTAAGCTCAACAACACAACAACCTCAGGAACTCCTGGCAACGTGTTGAGCATTAGAATACCAAACAGCAAAGTTGCAACAAAGTCAGTAACTACTCTGGTTAAAGGCAACAATGGGGCAATACTAATTGCCACGGCCTCTGTTGGCGCAGGAGGTACAACAATTGATCTTCAGCCCATAGATGTCGCTGTTTGGGCAAATGCTACAAATACCAGAACAATACAGGGGCAAATTACGTTTGAAGTGAATTGACATTGCAACATTAAAAACCGTAGTAAACTAACCCCGTACCGGCACCATTCGCCAATGAACCAGATGATTCAACCAAGTCAGCAGTGAGGATGTATGGACACTCAAGTTTTATTCAATATCGCAGTCTCCACTGCTGGTTTCTTCGGTGGTTGGACATTGAACAACATCTACAGGTCTATCGAGAAGCTTGACAAAGATGTGCGTGCCATGCCGCACACCTATGTTGCAAGGGCCGACTACAGAGAAGATATCTCTGAAGTCAAAGGAATCTTAAACAAGATCTTTGATAAGCTTGAGCATAAGGTGGACAAGCAATGAACTTTGACGCTGCTTTTGTCAGATTAATCGGCCACGAAGGCGCTGTGTCAAACCATCCCCTCGATGGTGGCGGCCTGACGAAATACGGCATCAGCAAACGCGCTTACCCTGGCGAAGACATTATCAACCTCACATTAGACCGTGCAAAGCGGATCTACAAACAGGATTACTGGGGGCCGGCAGGTTGCGACGCCGTGCCAGAAGCCATTAAGTTCGATCTATTCGATATGGCTGTGAACTCAGGCGTAAAAGCGGCCATCAAGACGCTACAGAAGGCTGTAGGCGAGTTTGAAGATGGCATCATCGGCCCGAGGACACTCCAGGCCATTCAGTCAATGCCTGGCCCGCGCCTTGTTGCCCGGTTCAACGGGTCTCGATTGATGTTTATGACTGATCTCGGCGTATGGCCTACCTTCGGAAAGGGATGGGCTCGACGCATTGCTTCCAACCTGCTGGAGTCTTAAAAATGGCACTTGATCCTGTTTCTGCACTGCTTGAGATCGGCGGCAAGGTTATCGATCGGGTTTGGGCCGACCCCGTGCAGGCATCAGCGGCACGGCTTGAGCTTATCAAGATCCAGCAAAGCGGAGAACTCGCTCAGATCGTCGGCCAGATGGACATCAACAAAGTTGAGGCCGCCAATCCGCATTTGTTTGTTGCAGGCTGGCGGCCATTCATCGGCTGGGTTTGTGGCTCTGGTTTTGCCGTTCAGTTTGTTATCGGACCGCTTGGCGAGTGGGTTTCAGCCTTGGCGGGTCACCAGGTTAATTTCCCTCAAATGGACCTTGGTACGATGATGCCTCTGCTTTTCGGCATGCTTGGGCTCGGTGCTTACCGCACAGCCGAAAAGATTCAAGGCGTTACAAAGTAGCCAATAACCCGGCCACGACTAAAGTGGCCATCACAACCAAGGCGACTAAAATAGGGGTGGGAAGGCAGAATGACTCCCCATCTTCTTTTCGCCGCCCTGAAGTTCTTCGCTTGTCCATTTTTTAGTCTCTAGTCGATTTGCTACGAGAGTTGCGTAGCCTGCAATGTCGACCCAGGAATCTGCGTAATCTGGGTCTCCGTTAATAATCCTGGCGATCTTGTGAAAGATCATGTCCAGGGCTTCAAGTTGATCGTCTGCCAGTATTTTGTCTCGGTAAGAAAGCTCAAACCTTGCCATTTGTTTGAGCCGTTGGCTTACTGCGGCATGACTGGCGAATTCTCCATATCTAGTACCGCGCTCGCTTAGAGTTTGATCAATATTCATGTTTAATTCCACTCACAATATCATCACGTTCTCTATTCATCCTAAGCATTGTGTAGCGTTGATGAAGCCGCCAAACAATTGAAAGCCTAGGGAACTCCGACTTACATTCATCTTGCAGCATCTTTAAAACCGCATCCTCGTCTAATGTGGGCAAGATCTTTTGAAGACCACGCCAAGTTACTTCTTTCATGCTGCTAGTCTTTCTTTAACTGTTTTTGCCAAATCCCAAATGCTGCTGACGCGCATCAGCTTGCCTTGTGTGTACCGTGCTCTGTTTTCTTTGACTCGAAGGCACGTAAGCGGCTTTGGTTGATCCATGCCCGCGCCTATCTTGTAAATCGGCCTGATGTAACGCCTAGTTCCTTCTGTGTCTTCAGTCCAGCCGCAAATGTGAACCCGCTTCTTCCTCTTTGGTGACTTCTTCATAAGCCGAGAAATAATCGCACCTGATTTACTTCTCTCCACGCCAATACTGCGGCACAGTTCTGTTGAAGTCATAGGGCCAAAATTTGCCAAGGCTTCAACCATTTCTTCTGCGATGGGTCGTCTTTTCATCTTAGTGCATCCAAAACTTCGTCACACTCTTGTGCTTCGTCAAAAAACTTTTGGGCATGGACCCAGAGGCCAGCATTCTGACTGAGGTTGTTTGTTTCTTGGCTGATGTCCAAAAGGAGTTCAATCAGTGCATCAATTCTGTATGCCCGGACTTCCCTCACGTCATATGAATCCATATCGGCCATTAGTTCTTTCATTCCATTTTCTCCACGGCTGATTCAACGGCCGAGTTACGAGCCCGCAACAAATGAAGGCCAAGCTCTTCAAGAGTGATTAAATTGGCTTCGTAGTCTTTGCAATACTCAATCAAATCATCGCAATAAGGGTGCAGCGATTCACCATCCAGCTCATTGATTGCAATCTCGTGTCTGCGACCCATAGATTCCTCTTTGGAGTAGTAAGCATCAAGTTCGGCGTCGTTGAAACAGATCATTTGGGTCTCCGGTGGTCTGTGTTGCGATGTATGTACTGTAAAACAATCCTTTGCACGTGTCAAGAGGTTTTGTTGCAAATTCATGATCTTTTTCTTTGCGTCTTCTGCCCCTTTGCACACCATCGTCTCGTAATCTACGCTTTCCAAGTATGCAAGCCAATCTTTCTGTTCTGGGCTGACTGAGCCGCCTTTCTGGCGCTTCATCTCGACCCACAGTTTCCAGGCTGGAATGAACAGATCTGGCACGCCAGCGCATACACCTTCAGCCTTCAGTCTGGCGGCTGTTGCAATGCTCCGCTGGCCTCCGTTGGGGATGGCAAGCACCCGTACCCCAAGGTAAGTCTGGCGGAACCACATCACTAGTTCGCACTGCTCGAAGTGTTCGGTTGGTATCAAAATGGGATCACCTCAAACCAAACATCACAGGCGTTCTCAGTGCCAAGAAACGCCACGGGGGGCTCTGCATCAAACTTCTCGCACTTGCCGTTCTCGTCGTAGTGGTCACAGCTATGGCAGCACTTAGGCGGGCCACCACGGATGTTTTGCAGGTAGTCAATAAGAAACTGTGGTGCTTTCGGTCTCATTCCATTCTCTCCTTAGTATTTTAAAAAACTTCCCCTCGCGCTTGTACTCAATCAGCCGAGGCGGCTTGGAGTCTCGCATTGCTGAAACTGCCTCATCCAAGCCCACCGGCCTGCTATCCACTCCTGCGCTCTTGGCCATCGTGACAAACAACATAGCGGCTTTCTGACCGGCGTAACCTTCGTGCATCACTGCCAGATATTCGGTTACTGTGGGCTCGCTTAAGCCGCCGTAATACGTCACAGCCAGCATCTCCTTGCCGCTAGCCTTGCTCGTGTGCTTACGCCATGCCCAGGCTCTTACATTCATCTCCAGCCCTTGCACGCCCATGATGTCGTCGAGGTGTAGTGTAAGGCTTTTCTTTGCGGGAGGTGGAAAAGGATTACCGCAAGCGGTGCATTTCAGCGCAGAGATCGGGCACAGTTCGTTGCAAGCATCACACACTTTGACCGGGGCCTCGCCATTGCCTGACCCACCCTTTTTCGGAGGCTGCACGTTCGTGATGGGGCCATGCATACTGACCACCCCGGCAAAATCCAACACCAGGCAATGATCGGTGTGGCTTTTTGGTCGCAGGCCCCGACCCGCCATTTGCACGTACAGGCTTGCCGACATCGTGGGGCGCAACATAGCGATTAGGTCAATGTCGGGGTAATCAAAGCCAGTCGTAAGCACATTAGCGTTGGTCAGTGCTGTAATCTGGCCTGCTTTGTACTGTTTCAGCAAAAGCTCGCGCTCGGCCTTTGGTGTCTCACCAGTGATGCAAGCCGCACCGACGCCGTAAGCGTTCAGTGTCTCGGCCACCGCTTCGGCGTGTTTCACCCCGGCGCAAAAGAACAGCCACGCTTTACGATCGCCAGCCAAACGCAAGACTTCTTTAACAGCAGCCGTATTATTAACGTCTGTGTTAACAGCAGCTTGCAGCTCGGCCTCAATGTATTCGCCCCCTCTCTTGTGTACGCCAGCAATATCTAGCTGCGACGTGGTGATTTTGGAGCGTAATTTGGACAGGTGGCCTTTGCGGATCAGCTCCTCGATGCTGACCGGCTCAATCAGATCATCAAACAAGGCGGGTTTGTCAGTGATAAGGCCATGCCCTAGACGGTAGGGCGTGGCTGTAAGGCCCACAACCCGCATTGCCGGGTTGATCTCATGCAGCTCGGCCAGAAGGGTGCGATATCCGCCTTCTTCTTTATGGTTCACTAAGTGGCATTCATCAATCAGCACCAGGTCGATGTGCCCAAGCAGCTTCGACTTAGTGCGTACTGACTGAATCCCGGCGAAAGTGATGGGCTCGCCGAGTTGCCTTTTGCCGATGCTTGCGCTATAAATACCCATTGGCGCCCCTGGCCAATGGAGTCGCATTTTCTCCGCGTTTTGCTCAATCAGCTCTTTCACGTGAGTTAGCATCAAAACACGGGTCTCAGGCCACTGCTGCAAAGCATCCTTGCACAAGGCTGCCACGATGTGGCTCTTGCCAGATCCTGTGGGAAGCACCAGACAAGGATTGCCTTCGTTGCCTGCCTCAAACCAAGCGTAAAGCTGATCAATTGTGCGCTGTTGGTAGTCACGGAGCATCATCCCACCACCCTAGCCGTAGACCACTGAGCCCTGATTTCGTTCACCTCAGCATTGCTACAGGCATCAGAGTTGGCCAGCAGCTCTTTGCTTGAATACACGCCATCCCCTGGCGCACCATTCGCAAGCGCCTTGCCCTTGATTATGTAGACGGCTTGCCAGCGAGTTGAGTTGCTATCCGTTTTCAATTTCCACGGCACCATATCAGGGTGCAGAACGTGGCTTTCGCAACCTTCTCGCTGTGCTTCTGTCGGAATCAAGTCATCCCACCGGGCACAATGCCACGTTGAATCAGGTAAAGCCGTTGCATGGGCACAGGTGCGGCAGTTCACTTCCTTTGTGGTCTTTGACTTATGGCAGAACTCGTGCGCCGGGCAGAACTTGCACTCGTACCACGTTGGATTGGTGCTCAGTGGCTCGGGCATGCGGTCGGACTGGGTAATCCTGCGGCCACGCTCAACCAGCTTTTGCGCGGTTTCCTTTACATATCTGACCCGCTCTGTATAAATCTGGTCATTGTCTTTACAGATTGCAAAGTAAAGCGCCCTCTCAATACCCGTGCCGTGCATGTAGGCCTGCATTTGAGCGTAATGCATCGGCTTTGCCTCTTGCACGCCTTTTGCCTTCACCTCATTAAATGATTTCAGCGAATGCGTTTTGAACTCTGCGATGTGCTTTGCCTTCGGCGCACCTGGAACACCGGACTCAATGATTCCATCAAGGCTTCCACTTACGTGAAAGTCAAAATTAACCCGGCTCTGGCCAGACGACGGGGTGCGGATATCAATGCCAATAGCCCGCAGATCGCTAACAATTTGCTGTTCTTCATTGTGCCCCCTACGAAAAAGCCGCAAGATGCGGCCCGGAAATTTCTCTACAACAGCCCATCGGAACGACAACCACAACCACCGATCACATGGGTGGCCAAGCATTGAAGCGCCTAAGTGTGGTCTAGGTTGGCTCTGTTGCTCTTCGTGATGTTTGTCAATCAACTGCGCTATTTGATCTAACTCAGGAATTTGCATATAATGGCCTCGGTCTCCTTGCAGTTGATTAGCCCCTCGTGTGAGGGGCTTTTTTTGTGGCTTGATATGCTTGATCTGCTTCTTCTGCTGTATCAAAACTACCAATATATTTGCACTTTCCATCAACTGTGATTTGAGCAATGAAGCGGCCATTCTTGATGGTCACTCCTTTAAATCCAGTCGTGTTGTTGCGGTAATTGCCTTTGTTGTTTGCATTGACAGCACCAGAAACATCTCGCAAGTTTTCGATTCGATTGTCATCACGAATCCTATTGATATGGTCGATCTGATGATCTGGCCATACCCCATGCACGAACAGCCACGCGAGTCTGTGAGACAGATGCCGCCTTCCATCTATTTCAATCCCAAGATGTCCATAGCTGTCTTTGAAACCAGCTTTCATTCCAGGCTTTGTGAACTGGTTTCCTCGGCTGACAATCCATGTAAAGTCACCAGATTTACTGTCGTAATGCAATAACTCACGCAGACGCTGTGATGTAAGATTCGTGTTGCTCATGCTGTCGTTTCCCCTATAACGATGGTTTGAGAAGTGGCCCACTGGTGCTACCAACACCAGTGGGTTGCGCCATCTTACATCATTATCTTTTTGTTGCCCACGGTGGTGCAGCCTTGGCGGAGGCAGGAGCCGAAGCGGCAGGCGTAGGCATAGACCCACCAGCCAAAGCTTTAAAGCCCTTTACCTCGTTGTCATCTCCGTATTCTTCGCTTAACCTCTCTTCCAGCTTGATCAATAAATTTTTTCCGATAAATTGGTCGGTGTTTTCAACCTCTGCCAGGCCGGTGGCTCGCATGAGTTGGCCGAGTCGCTTCCGGCCAATTTCCTCAGCCTTCGGACTCGGGTTTTTAATGTTGAGATTTCCGTAAACTCCGCGACCCTGATGCGTCGGGCCTGTAATAATGTATTTAACCGAAATGTATTCGCCAGTCCCCGCCCTAGTCTGCTTGATTTCAACTTCGGAAATAGTGGCTGGGTACCACCCGGCAGGCATGGGTCTGAAGTTCTTAGAGGACTCAGGAAGATCAGAGACGTTGAATGATTGTGAGAGTGATGCCATGGTTTAGTTTTTCCTTGTAATTGAGAATGATGGCCGTGAAGCCGTGGTTGTGATTGCATCTAGCAGCGGGGCCGTGATTGACTCATGTGCAGCTTTCCAGGCAGACATGTTTATTTCTGGCTTCCATCTAAAGAGACTTGAGAGGTGTTCGGTAAGCCCGGCTTCCTCTGCTAGTGACTGAAGTTTAGCACTATCTATCTTGTGGTCAATACGTCCAGCCACTTTTATTTCATAGAGTGTTGTTATTTCTTTTACAGTTCCCTCCATATCCTTGGCCAGCTTTAGGGCCTCAAATAGCTTGTCTTCTGCTTCCCTGCGCCTTGCCGTAGCGCGTCTCTCCTCGTTTTTGGCGTCTTCCCACTCTGCCGCAAGTGACTCGATTGTTATTTTGTTCATCAGTCAATCGCCCACCAAATGTAGAGAATTACCGCCAAGTAAACGGCAAAGATCGTTCCAATTACCCAAATTATGTCGTTCATTCTCCGCTCCATGTGTCCTTGGTTCTGTCTGTGATACGTCGTGCTCTCACGACCAGCTCAACAAAGCATCGTATCTGCTCAAGAGAGGTAGGCGTGAAGATGCTTTTCTTCTGCGTCGGCCCCACCAATTCCATGCATATGCCGTTCCACCCCGCGTTTCGGGTCAGGTTGATGAGTTCTTCGTCAGTCATTCCTTGCCCCCGATGCCGTGTTTTTTTCTCCACTGACCGATGAACCCCAGGTTTTCCCCGCATTGCTTGCATATCGCGTCGCATGCTTGTGTCTCTCTCACGTCCATTTCGTGCTTGCACTTTGCTTTCCTGGGCTGCTTTTTAAACTTTGCATGCCTGCGCCAGTCTATAAAGTAGGAGACTGCTGCGCAGCAAACCACGCCAATGGCCCAAGGCACCCAGAACTCATAAACACAAGTATTCATTCCTCACTCCCGATACCGTGTGCTCGCTCGATTGCTCTGGCGAATGCTGGTGCGGATTGCGGAGCAATGCTGGCACCCCCCCACGTATCCGCCATCAGTCCGTCAATCTCATCATCAGTCAGCGGTTTGCGTGGCTTGCACATCTTGCCGTCAATCTCCACAAGCCCTTCGCGCTCCTCAGGTGTCAGCGGGTAGCCGCAGGTGCTGCACTCGATTAGTTGTTTCATGTCGTCCCCCTTGCTCTGATGGCTGCGGCGCATCGACGCGCCTCCATATCTTCACGATTGTTGTCGCCCGTGTAGCGGGCGTCACATACCTTCGCAGAAGCCTCACGCTCTGCTTC